AACTAAAAAAAAAAATAAAAAAAATAATGCTAGAATATTTACATATAAAAAAGATGAATCTAATATTAAATTTAATGTCCATTCTACAGATGTAAATTCATATATTAAACAATTTGGGAGTTTTTCAAGTAAAGATTTTAGGACTTGGTCAGCAAATATTAAATTAATTAAATATTTGCTTAATTCTAATGAAGATGACGCAAATAAAGATTTGAAAGAATGTGTTCAAAAAGTCGCAGATAAGTTACATCATACTCCAGAAGTTTGTAAAAAGAATTATTTATATCCTGATTTAATTGAATTTTATTTAAAAGATAAAAATAAATTTTTAAAATTTTTTAAAACAAATATTGATAAACAATTTACATTATTTTTAAAGGGTAAGTAATAATTACTAAATTTAATATTATATATATATATATATTTGAATGATATATGTGGGAGGCAAAAATAGGATTGGAAAAGATATATCATTAAAAATGAAAGAATTAATTGATTCGGGTAAAGTGAGTGGATATATGGAACCATTCTGTGGATCTTTGGGTGTAATGAAATACATGGTTGATTACCATGACAATTTAATAGCTACCGACTCTCATTGTGATTTAATTGCTCTATGGAAGGGAGTTAAAAATGGTACATTTGACCCTCCAAAAACAGTGACAGAAAAATATTATAATGAAGTTAAAAAAATGAAGAGTCCTAGTGCCTTGAAAGGGTTTGTGGGATTTGGATGTAGTTTTGGTGGGAAATATTTTGGAGGATATGGTCAAAAATATGTCAAAAATCACCCTACTAACTTTCTCAGAGGCGCAACTAATTCAATAATTAAACTAAAACCATTATTAAAAAAAATAAAATTCTCCTGTAATGATTATAAAAAATTTACCCCTGTTAATATGTTGATTTATTGTGATCCTCCATATAAGAATTCAAGAGGAGGATCTTTATACCGAAAAAAAACAAAGCAATATGATAATTTTAATAATAAAGAGTTTTGGGACACTATGCGCAAATGGAGTAAAAATAACTATGTATTCATTTCTGAATTAGAAGCCCCTCCAGATTTTAAATCAGTTTGGCAAAAAAAAAAGCAGATTTCTATAAGTCAGTCCAAACTTACAAGATACAAAGTATCTCCGAAATTAAAAAAAACACAAAAAAAAACACAAAAAAAAACACAAAAAAAATCACAAAAAAAAACCAAAAGAATTTCAAAAAAATACGCAATTGAAAAGTTATTCACACTTAAGACATAACTATTTATTAAATTATATAAGATCTATCTCATTGTTAAATTCTCCATTACTTTTTACCAGGGCGGACCAACTTGTTATCGATCCATAATCCCACCTCTTTTCCCAGATCATCATCCTCAATTTCAAACACTTTTTTTTCGCCTCCTTCGTCTAACATATAGTATTCTTTTTTGTACCAGGTGATGGTTTCTACATCAAGTTGCTCATCTGAATCTTGTTCTATACCTTCCACATTATCACTTGTTTCTTTAACAGGTGTTTCTTTAACAGGTGTTTCTTTAACAGGTGTTTCTTTAACAATTTCTTGGACCTCACATACTAATTTTTTATTAGGATGAGTTTGTAGGGTCTTTAATGTTTTAATTTCTTTTTGCAAATTTGTAATGATTTTATTTTGCTCGTGTACTTCTTTATCTTTAGCTTTGAACATATCAAACTTATTTGATTCTTCTTGTTCTTTATTAAATAAGTTTATTTGTTTTTCATAATCACATATAGTTTTTTGATTCATAGAAATAATTTTATCTTTTTCAGATATTTCATTAATTAATTTATTATTTAATTGGTTCAATATTTTATTTTTATTATTCAATTCATCTGCTAGAGAATTATCTTTTAAATCAATATTATTTAATAATAGTAAAATTTCATTAAAATTATTATTGAGTTCCGATTTCTTTGAAAGTAATTGTTCCATTTTATTATTATGTGTGTTTTAATTTTAAATATTATATTTATATATAATGGTCAAAGGTAAAAAAACATTTAAAAAAATCCGCAAATCATTAAAATCATTAAAATCATATGATAGGAAAACTAGAAAATCGTTTAATAAAAAACATTGCTCACCTAAGAAATCTAAAAATACATTATCATGTATTGATCATGATATATTATTAAAAATTGCAAACATATTTAATAATTTTTATAATGCTAATATTAATTTAAATGATAAAAATCAATTATATAAGCAAATTGTAAGTAAAATATCAAGTATGTCAGATTGCAAGTTTGAAAGTTGTTGGATAACATTAAATGAAATTATAAAACATTTATCACCTGAAGAATTAAATAGATTTAAAAATAATTTTAGACCACAAATGCCTAATTCATGGGTCAAAAATAAAAATGAATGGGCTTCCACTTCTGATATTGAAAAAGTATTGAAACAATATGAAGAATGTTATTCAGATTTTAAATGTTATGGCGCACTACCTATGGATTTTGATTTAAAATTAGGAAATAGGTGTGTATCAGGAAATTTATGTAATATTGATATTAAAGAACATATGGATAATGGGGTTAAAAAAATAGGTTCTGTATTTAATTTGGATGATCATGATGAATCTGGTTCGCATTGGGTATCTATTTATATTGAATTATCACCTTGTTGTCGTAAAAATCCTTCCATTTATTATTTTGATTCTTTAGCAGATAAACCTACAAAAGAAATAAAAGATTTGGTAGATACTGTATCTGAACAATATAAATCATTAACAAATAAGAATATGGAATTTTTATATAATGATATACAACATCAGAAAAATAATACTGAATGTGGAATATATAGTTTACATTTTATAACAAGTATGTTAGAAGGAGGCGAGTTTGAAGATTATATTAAAAATATCAAAAGAGATGATTATATGGAAAAATATAGATCTTTTTATTATATAAGTTAAATTTTTTTTATATTTATAATATATATGTTTGAATTATACGATATCTTTGATAATAATGAAATAAATATTATATTATTATCTATTTTTGTTATATTATTAATCATAATAATTATAGGATTAGCATATTATGATTACAGTATGAAACAAAAATTAATTAAAGTAGAAACAGAACTTAAAAAAGTTTCCGATACATTAGATTTAAATTTAGATAATAATAATATGTTTTCGGATATACCTAAAAATAGTAATTCCAATAGTTCGGATGAAAATTATAAGCAAAAATATGAGGAATTAGTAAAAGGCAAGGATACTAAACCTAATCCAATGCAATATTCTCCATCTGAATATGCAACATTATTAAAATATAACCCTATATTGCCTTATAGTGCTTTTACAATGGATATTATTAATAATGCTTATTTAGATATGAATGAAAAAGGTTTGTATGAAGATAAGTATTTTGCTCTATCGAATTATGATAATATTTATGATAGTACTCGTAATAATAATAATAATAATAATAATAATATGAATAATAATAGTCAATTTAATACTGGAGACCAAGATATAGTCGATATGGCAAAACTATCTGAACAACAACAAGGAGATAATCCAGGTACTCAAACTGGTAATAATAACTCAGCACAACCTGAATATAATAATAACCAAGCTGATTTTTAATAAAATAATACTATATAATTATGATTTATAATTACATATTCCATATTTACAACAGATTTAAATTATATGAAAGTAACAAAAAAAATATTAAATGTAATAAAATGTTAAATGAATATAAAATAACTTTATTAAAATATTATATTAGATTTCCTAATTAAAATATTCTTCTAATTCTCTATCAAGAATTTGTTTTTTGTCCTTGTCTGAATATGTTAACCAAATTAATTTGTTAATATAATCCTTACTAAAAGTGAAATTAGGTGATTCATCATAGAAATCTTTTAAATATTCTTCAGAATTATTTATAATTTCTAAAATTCTAGTATTATACCTACACGAATTTTCAATATTTTGAAGTACTAGAGGGGGCCTATCGATTGTTGTCTCATCAGGAACTGTTTGAGTTGTTTGAGTATCAGTCATTGTATTCATCTATATAATATAATTATTAATTTATTTTTAAATCAAATTTATTTATTTATTTTAATATTATATAAATGAAATATAACCTCACACAAGAACAACTTAAATTATCTTGTATTAATTTATCAGAAGAAATAAAAAGAGACGATAAATTATTAACTAATAAAGATATAACTATATTCAATAGTTCAATACTCCCACTTAATAATAGTGATAACTTATTAATTGCTAGCAGGGGTTGGTATGGAAATGTAAGATCTTGGGATGGCATAAATTTTGTAATATTATCATTATTTTCAAAAAATATGAAAAAAATAAAACAAAATATATTAGATATAGACCCTAACCTTATTAAAAATAAGGAAATTAAATTTAAGGTATTTAAACATGAAATTATTCCTCATGAAAAACATATTTTAGAAGGACCGGAAGATCCGCGTTTATTCTATCACAATGACCAAATATATATATTAGTAAATGAGTTAAATAAGAAACAAGAGGAGACGCCAAGACATATGTTTGTATCAAAAGTTAATTTAGATAAATTAGAATATGATATTAATAAAGATAATCTGTGTGAAGAATTATCTACTAAATTCGAGAAGAATTGGGGTACATTCATTCATAATAAGAAATTACATATGTTATATGATATAAATCCCTTAAAAATACTTGAGGTAAATGATGATTTTAAATGTAAAATAGTATGTAATATTAATGATAAAGTCTTAAAGAAAATACAGGAAAGTTATCCAGAATTAAATTTCCATATTAGAAATTCTACTAATTTAGTAGATTTAGGTTCTGGTAAATATCTTGGAATGGGACATGGTGTACTAGATTATAAAGGAGATTCAAATCTGAATAAATATTTTATTCCTGCAATCGATAAATCTAAATATTCAAATGATGATAAGGTATATTTTAAAAAATTCTTTAAACTATATACGGCATTTTTCTTCATATTAGATATGAAGGAAAAAGAAATAACCGAACTATCACCGTTTTTCCAATTACCTAATTATGAATCAAAACAAGAATTAATATTATTTCCAACTAGTATATATTTAGATAAAGACAATTATGTAAATATTTCATATAGTGTTGGTGATAATAGATCATACTTTGTAAAATTACATTTAGATATTATAAAAATATCATTATATGATAAAAATAATATTGATTTCCAAGTAAATCATAATATTAACCCTAATTATTATGTAGAATTAATAAGAAATATTAGAAAATTAATGGGATATAATGTTCTAAAAAAAGATTATTATAAATTCAAAGATGTTAATAAAACATTAAGTAGTAGAGGATCAAAGAAGAAAAAGAAATCTAAAAAGAAATCTAAGAAGAGATAAATTTAAACCTATGTATATTATATAAATGAGTGATTTAGAGTTTGATCGGTTTGTTCAGTATTGTGTGGAAGGAAATATTCAAAAAGTTAAAGATTTGCTCAAGGATCCTTGGTATCCTTTTGATATTAATGCAACAAGTAATTATAGTGAGAATGCATTAGAAGAGTCGGTCAAGGCAGGAAATCTGGAGTTAGTTAAACTATTAATTAAAGCAGGGGCTGATGTCGCTGGTAAAGGTCCCGGTCACGAATGGAGTCCCATTATAATAGCATCGTCTAATGGTGATACTGAGATTCTAAAACTATTAATTGCTGCTGGAGTTGATGTTAATATAACAAATAGTCAGGGAAGCAAACCTCTTTCCTACGCTGCAGAATACGGAAATGCTGATATTGTTAAACTATTAATTGCAGCAGGAGCAGACGTGAATAGTAAAAGTTCAAGCGCCGCCGGTACGACTGGATTAATAATGGCTACAGGTCATACTGGCGTTGTTAAACTTTTAGTTGAATCTGGCGCTGACCCTAATATTCAAAGTAATTATGGTCATACTGCATTAATGCATGCAGCTTGGGAAAACAACGGTGCCGATATTATGATTTTAATTAACGCTGGGGCAGATCCGAATATTCAAGATGAAGAAGGTCGCACTGCATTGCTGGAGGCCGCGGACCATGATAACCGTGGTATTATTAAATTTTTGATTGAATCTGGTGCCGACCCAACTATAAAAGATAACGATGGAAAATCACCTATTTTCAATCCAATGGTTCAAAAAATATATTCGGGATATATTGTATCAAAAGTTAAGAAATTACATGCCAAACAACGTTTAGCATTTGCCACTATGTTGATTGACCCGAAACATGATGACAAACCAGAAGCAGTCATCCACGGCATCCTCAAAGCACTTGAGATACCGGTTGCAGTAAATAGACCACTATTAGATAAAACTAATGAATTATTAAAAAGGTCATTGCAACAAGAATTGAGTAAAGAAATTGAGAAATCACTTGAAAAGAAATTCTCAGGTGAGAAACTAGATGATATGATTGAGTTTTACAGGAAACAACTCCGCAAACCTGGTTTACCAAAGAATATACGTAAAGCATATAAAAAACAGAAAAGAACTAGGAAAAATAAAATGGGCGTTACATTAGGATCAAGTGATGTGAGTTCCATATCTAAATCGCGGTCTAAATCTAAGTCTAAATCTAAATCTAAATCTAAGTCTAAGTCTAAATCACTGAATAGTTCCGAAGAACTTAAATTTGGTTTGGAAATGAGTATACAAGAAGCAAAACCTAATAAATCAAAGGGGGCAAAGAAAAAGAGATCTAAAAAGAAATCTAATAAGAGATAAATTAAATTCTATGTATATTATATAAAAATGAGTGAATTGATTGAGGCCGCTCGGTCAGGAAATATTCAACAATTTAAAGAATTGATCAAGGGTGGTGTTGATATTAATATGGAAAATAAATATGGGGAAAATGCCTTAGAAGTGTCGATAGAGGAAGGCAATTTGGAGTTTGTGAAACTATTAATTACAGCGGGGGTAGATATCGCTGGGAAAGATACAGGCACCAATGCATTAATAATAGCATCACGCGACGGACATACAGAGATTGTAAAACTATTAATTGCTGCAGGGGTTGATGTTAATATAGAAGATAGTTATGGAAGACCTCCTCTTTTAGGAGCTGCAGCAAGCGGACTTGCTGCTATTGTAAAACTATTAATTACAGCAGGGTCTGATGTAAATAGTAAAGGTAGATTCCACCGCGGATCGACAGCGTTAATATTGGCTTCAGGAAGTCGCTATTCGGATACTGCAGTTATTAAACTTTTACTAGAAGCAGGAGCGGATACTAATATTCGAAGTAATGATGGTTATACTGCATTAATGAATGCAGTACAATCTTCTGATATAGAAATGATTAAACTTTTAATTAACGCTGGCGCTGATCCGAATATTCAAGATGAAGAAGGTGTCACAGCATTGATGGAGAGTGTGCGCAATAATAATCATGTTATTATTAATCTTTTGATTGAATCCGGTGCCGACCCTAATATTAAAAATGAACGTGGTCATACGTCATTGAGCAACGTCCCAAACTACACGCATCCAAAAACTTATCGTACTGTTAAACTTTTAATTGAAGCAGGCGCTGATCCTAATATTCGAACATTCGAACGTCGAGGTCTAAGTGCAGTAGGCAAATCACCTATTGACGATCCACTGATTCAACAAATATACTCCGAATATATTGTATCCCAAGTTAAGAAATTACATGCTAAACAACGTTTAGCATTTGCCACTATGTTGATTGACCCAAAACATGATGACAAACCCGAGGAAATTATTTTTAACATCCTCAAAGCACTTGAGATACCCGATGCAGCAAATAGACCACTATTAGATAAAACTAATGAATTATTGAAAAGGTCATTACAACAAGAATTGTCAAAAGAAATAGAAAGTTCACTTAAAAAGAAATTCTCAGGTGAGAAACTAGATGATATGATTGAGTTTTACAGGGAACAACTCCGCAAACCTGGTTTACCAAAGAAAACCAGGAAAGCATATAAGAAATATAAAAGAACTAGGAAAAATAAAATGGGTGTTACGTTAGGATCAAGCGATGTGAGTTCCATATCTAAGTCCAAATCTAAATCTAAGACTAAATCGAAGTCTAAATCAAAATCCAAGTCTATGAATAGTTCAGAAGAACTTAAAATGGCTTTAGAAATGAGTATACAAGAAGCAAAAGTGACACCTACTAAATCAACAGGCGCGAAAAAGAAGAAGAAGAAATCTAAAAAGAAATCTAAAAAGAAATCTAATAAGAGATAAATTAAATTCTATGTATATTATATAAAAATGAGTGATTTAGATTTAGATGAATTGATTAGTGGGTGTCGGGAAGGAAATATTCAAAAAGTTAAAGAATTGATCAAGGGTGGTGTTGATATTAATATAACAAATAAATATAGAGAGAATGCATTAGAAGTGTCGATAGAGGAAGGAAATCTGGAGTTAGTTAAACTATTAATTACAGCAGGGGTTGATGTCGCTGGTAAAGATACTGGTACCACTGCATTAATAATAGCATCATCCGACGGACATACTGAGATTGTAAAACTATTAATTGCTGCTGGCGTTGATGTTAATATAACAAATAGTTATGGAAGAAATCCTTTTTCCTACGCCGCAGAAAACGGAAATGCAGATATTGTTAAACTATTAATTGCAGTAGGGGCTGATGTGAATAATAAAAGTTCAGACGGCGGTGGTACGACAGGATTAATGGAGGCTTCAGGTCATACTGACGTTATTAAACTTTTACTTGAATCTGGTGCAGACCCTAATATTCAAAGTAATTATGGTTATACTGCATTAATGAATGCAGTTTACGAAAACGAGGATCCAGAAATTATCAAACTTTTAATTAAAGCAGGTGCCGATCCAAATATTCAAGATAAAGAAGGTGTCACCGCATTGCTGGAGGCTGCGCGCCATGATAATCGTGCTGTTATTAAACTTTTGATTGAATCTGGTGCTGACCCAACTATAAAAGCTAACGGTGTAAGAGCACCTATTGACGATCCACTGATTCAACAAATATACTCCGAATATATTGTATCCCAAGTTAAGAAATTACATGCCAAACAACGTTTAGCATTTGCGACTATGTTGATTGACCCGAACCATGATGACAAACCCGAGGAAGTCATCCTCGGCATCCTCAAAGCACTTGAGATACCTGATGTAGTAAACACACCCCTATTAGATAAAACTAATGAATTATTAAAAAGGTCATTACAACAAGAATTGAGTAAAGAAATTGAGAAATCACTTAAAAAGAAATTCTCAGGTGAGAAACTAGATGATATGATTGAGTTTTACAGGA